TGCCTAGCTTTCCATTCTCTGGTGCTGATACAGGCCAGACCATGATTGACAACGGGGAAACCCTAGGTAAGGCCGCTCTAGGTACGGCCATTGACACAGTGGGTAATGCTGCTGGTTTGGTTATTCCGGGTGCTCCTGGTGTGGCTAAGGTATTGGCTAGACTTCCAGGACAATTGGCACAGAAGGCCGTTGTTCAACGTGGCACCAGTGCTTTGATAGTAGGGGCTACTAACGCAGGTCAAGATACCTTGGCTAGGCTTGCTATTTCAGGTGTGGCAGATCAGCAGGCAACTAAAGATCAGTTTGGTCCTACCTGGGAAACAGCAGCTCTTGGTGCTGTACCTGGTGTTGTTATGGGTGCCGCCTCTAGACCCCACACTGCCCCTAGAAACACGATAGAAAGATTAGATAACCTCAGAGCCATTGCTGAGCAGGAAAGAGCTAGGCCTCCAATAGCTGATGAAGCTCAGATGGAGCTACCACTAACCAATGAGGTTGTTCCCCGTGCTGGTGACCAGCGTGGATTGTTTGACGAGGCAGAAACTGCTACCAGAGCTGTTGAAGAGCCTGCTGTTAGATCCACAGAGGAAACGCCTGCTAGGGAGACACCTGGGGCTGCCCCTAAGCTTGAGACTTCTGACCCAGCACAGAGAGCTTTGTTTGAAGATAACACAAAAGCTTCGGATAACAACACTGATGTTATCAGAAATACTGATGTTAACGTACAGAACAATGTTAAAAGAGCTACTGTTGACGTAGAGGCATCTACAATTACAGATAAAACAGGACAGACTTTTGATGTAAGTATTACCCCTAAGACGTTTGGTGTGGATCAAAAGACTCCCAACTCTGTAATGGTTGAGATAAGAGACCCAAAGACAGGAGACCGTAGAGGGTTTGTTGACTTCGCTATTCGTGAGGATGGTGTGCTTACAGCAGAGAATGCTCTGGTGGCTGAGCAATTTCGTCAGCGTGGATTGTCTGAGGCTATGTACACGGCTGTACGTGAAGCTGGTTACAACATTGAGCCTGGAAGAGCCCAAACTGAGGTGGGGGCTAAGATGGTTGAAGGTTTAAAGAGTAGAGGTGTGTACAGCGTCCCTAAAGGCCAGCGTGGTGGTTTAGATTTCCAAGCAATAGCTGATGGGTTTGCTAGGCTTACCGAGCCTTTGAGGACTCGTCCTGTTCAAGAGACAGATGCTGTAAACCGTGTCAACTCAATTATCTCTCGCCAGAAGGCGGTTGGAATACAGCCAGACCCACTAGCTAGTAGTGTGGTTGCTAAACAGCTAGGAGCCTCTACACAAGGTGCAAACAGGTCTTTCAGTGCTGGGGCTACCTTGGAGGCTTTAAAGCGCCGTAGCCCCCTTATAGAGGGCGTGGGTGACATTGTGCAGAACTTTGGTAAACGCAGCGAGAAGTGGACACGTGAGAACATTGTTCCTGTTGAGAGAGAGTTTAGGAAGCTAGCACCTGCTGACTTGGTTGAACTTAATGCTGTGATGAAGCAGGAACTTGACAGTGGCATTCGCTATACACCAGAACAACTATCACAAGCTGGTTTCTCTCCTAAGCAAGTGCGTAGTCATCAAGCTATGCGTGAGTTGTTTGATAATGTTTTACGTATTCAGAACGAAGGTCGTGCTGCTCAAGGCAAGGAACCCGTCACAGGTATAGAAGCTTACCACGCTGCTCGCTGGGATGGTGACTTTGGTGTTGAGCTGAAGAACGCTAAAGGTGAGGTTGTTTGGAAGGTTCGGGCAAACACCAAGATGGGCGCCATGGTGGATGCTAAAAGACTGATGAAGAAGGTTGAAGGTCTTACAATAGGCCGTGAGTTTGATAGGCTTAATGCCCGTGGAGCAGAGACTAACGACTTGCAAAGTGCTTACACGACAATGCTCGACATTCTTGGTAGAGATAACCCTGTGGTAGAGCAAATCAAGAAGATTGTTGACGAGGAGAACGCTGGTCAAGGTAATGCTTCTCTGGCTAACACCCAGCACTTTAAGAAGAAGACAGGCATGCGTGGCTACGTTGGGGATAGGCCCTGGATGAATCCTGAGAAGGATGCTAAACAGTTCTTTCAACAGCAAATCCAGTATGCAAAGAATGCTTCAAAGTGGTCTGAGATACAGAAAGCCATGCCAAACTTGAAGGAGATCTTGTCAAACGAGGAGCTAATTGCTAAGAATCCTGAGCAGGTTAAGTGGGCTCAAGACTATGTGCAGAATGCGTTGGGCTTTGCTGAGAATCAGCATATTCGTGCCGTTGAGAATGCTTTAGGTAAGACATTTGGTATTTCCCCTAAAGCGGTAGGAGATATTGTTGGTGGTTTGAAGTTCTTCTGGATTACACAAAAGCTTATGACTTCTGTGGGCTATGCAGCAGTGTCTGGAATTCAAATTGCTAACACCAGCGCTTGGCACAGTGACTTATCAGCTAAGGGGTTTAAACACAACCCACTGTCTACAAGTGTTATGGGTCTTATTGGTGGTTTACAACTAGGTACTGTACACACAGTTGACGGTATTCGTGGTAAGCAAGATGCGGGTAAGTATGCGGCTCTACCAAGCTACATGAAGGCAGCTCTAGAATATGCAGAGAACAACTCTGTGACCAATAGAAGTGCTTACGATGAAACTCCAATTGGTCAAGGTAATGTTGCAGGTAGGGTTGTGTCTAGCACTGTTTCTTTACCTGACACATATACACGTGGCATTGCTTACATGAGCTTTGTACAGCATTTACATGAAAGTGGGAGGTTTGGTCCAGATCAACAAGGACAGATGTACAAGATGGCTGAAGACTATACAAACGTTTCTATGGGTGATGCACGGAACACAGAGAAAGCCCCTATATTTGCTAAGGCTGGTCTTGTCGGTAGTGCCTTCAACACGCTGCAAACGTTTAACGTCAACTGGTTTAACCAATGGAGCTACTTCAGCAGAGAGCTTGCTAGAGGAAACCCTAGGCCCTTCTTCACTGGGCTGGTTGTACAGGGGATGATCGGTGGCGCCATGGGCTTGCCTTTGGTCACTGACTTGGACAAGGCTTGGGAGTTTGTCAAAGCAAATATGCTACCTACCAGCATGTGGAATGAGGTAAAAGACTGGAACATCAAGGGCATTTTACTAGATAAGTTTGGTCCTGGTTTAGGAGAACACCTTGCTTATGGTTCTTTGAGTTCGATGACAGGCATTGGCTTTAACACCCGTGTATCTGCTCCTAGTCTAATTGATGCTCCCGGTATTCCTGGTGGTATGGTGGCTGACTTGTTTGGTCAGCTCAACTCGGTAGTCAAAGCAACTGCTGCCTACGATGATCCTGTTAAATGGAGTCAGGCTGCTTTAAACGTAGCTCCTCCTGGGGTTAAGGAGTTCATTGCTCAAACGTTGTTGGAGCCCTACACACAGGCCAGTTTTGATGATGGTACTGCTATTCCATTCTCGAGGAAAGACATCAGGGAAATGGGTAAGGGGGTTGGTTATCGTAGAACCCCAGAAGACCAAAAGCTAGCTAAGTTTGGTCTTAAGAGTCTTGGTGAGGTTGTGCAGAGTGATGTGTTGTACAAAGATAAGCTACTGGTCTCTGAGTCTAAGCTTAGGCAAGAAGCTCTGCTGGATTCGATGTACAGCGATGTACGCAATGGTAAGAAAATTGGTGCCAAGCTAGAACTGCTCCGGGAGATTGGAGGCAATCCAGATGGTTGGAATGAGCAGCATCAGAAAAGGCTCCGGGAGGAGCGCCTAGACGCTCTACAGAAGATTGCCAGTGATCCTAAGAAAACCATTCGTTCTATGCTAATGCTTAAGAAACTAAAGGAGTTGGAAGATGCTAGAAAACCTAAACAAGCAGCTACGAATTGATGAGGGTGTGGTGGCTCACGCCTACCAAGACTCATTAGGTTTCTGGACCATCGGAATTGGTAGACTGATTGACAAGAGACGAGGAGGAGGTCTTTCGCAAGAGGAGATCTCCTACCTTTTGAGCAATGACATTGAGAGTAAGTCTAGGGATTTGTTTAAAGCACTTCCCTGGCTAAAGGCAGCCCCTGAACCTGTGCGGGGTGCTTTAGTCAACATGGCGTTTCAAATGGGAGTTGCTGGTGTTTTAGGCTTTACCACAACCTTGGGTCTTATCAAGGATGGTAAGTACAAGGAGGCATCAGAGCAAATGCTGAAAAGCAAGTGGGCTGTGCAAACTCCTGAGAGAGCAAAGAGAATGGCAAAGCAAGTGGAAATACAACAATGGGTATTTGACGAATAAGTATAGTACAAAACCTCTACACTTGTGTATAAGTGTATAGACTTATAAACAAGAAAGCCCCTTGGAACTTACGCTCCTTGGGGCTTTTTTTATGCTTCGTCAACAGACTTGAGGTAGAAGTCAACTTGCAAGCTCTGCATCATCTTGGCAAACAAGAAGAATACTTCGCTAGGGACTTTGACCTCATAAGTGTGCATGAGGCCGCCTTCTTCTATCATGCTGGCTTCTCCTCACCAGGGCCACAATGCTTGCAAACGCTTATGGTAAATATACCCAAAGCAATTGTAATGCCCCATTGTATTTCAAACTCTTCACATTCGTCTCTGTCAGCTAAAGAAAAGCCAACAAGGAAGCCAAACTCGGTTTGTACGTTGATATCAATCATATTTCACATTGTCCTGCTGAACATGCCAGCTCATGGGTTGTAGTGGTGGTGTCGCTTGTCTCGTAAGAGTCAAACAACTTCCAGTCGATGGGTGGAAAAGAAGCTTTAAGGGCTTCATATTGCTCTGCTGTGATGTCTTGATAGGGGGCTTGCTGGTACACATGCTCAGAGTGAGGCAAGAAGGACACGCCTCCAATGCTATCTAGATGTTTATATACCCAAGCTCCCACCTCTAACCATTCATGCTCCTTTACATACACGGTAATTGACACATTGTGTTCACACCAATTCTTCTGAAACACCAAGTAATGCTCCAGGGACTCAATAGCGCTTCTGTCGCTGCGCGTAACACACCCTTCTGGTGCTTTCGTAGGGAAGCTAAACACCAAGTTGTTTGGGTTGGTAACGTCTGGCTCGTTAGGCACCCCTTGCTCCTGCATAAACTTTGCCAGAGGATCTTTAGAATCGGCCCGTACTGTACGTACATAATGCTGGTTGTACCTGGGGTGTATGCCACTAGCAGCGTCTACAAGCTGACTCACCGTACCAGATGGTTTAACTGTGTGTATTGATGCGCTTTGTGGAATGCCAAGCTTCTCTGCCCATTCTTTATTCGTGTCTATTGCTTCAAGCTTAAGCCTACGTAAAACATTCGCTAGGTCTGTATCTTCATCCCCACAGAACATGTTGCAATAACCAGCGTCGTTTTCCATGCTCCCGTTGAGCATTGGATGATCCATAATACCAGTCATTGAAACACCCAACAACCGCTCCTCTTCTGCATTTACTCTCCATTGCTTACGGATGTACTTGAAGTCAGTGAGGGTGCTTTGAAACGTGCCTATAATTGTAGCAATACGCACCTTCCTCTGTAAATCATCAAAAGTGTCTGCACTTCTTACTACGACCTCACTTAAATTACAAAACCCCATGGGTCTAAGTATTATCTCAGCACAAGGGTTGGTAAGGAAGTCATGATTTGGATCTCGCCTACCAGTGGCCTCTGCTTGCTTCTTAGCAGCAACCCGGTTAAACACTCCGCGCTCACCACTCTTGCTGTCGTACAGAGCCTGCCATTCTTTCATGAATATGCCAATGTCCGGCTTCTCTGTGTAAGCCGCGCTGATGTTTGCTAAAGCCCGCTGTCCTTCGTTCTCCCACCATTGACCAGTCTTGTAGGCTCGCATCCGCTCATCTGTAAGATTTGACAAACAAATAAGAGCCGATCTTCTGACTCCTCCGACAACCACCACTTGAGCGATTTTACACACGAGATCGGAACATTCAACGCTGGTGAGTTTCCTACCAGCTGCTTTTCTAAAAAGACTAACAGTAAATCCGAATAAATCAACAAGCGGTTTGGGTCCAGAGCTACGCCCTCCAAACACTTTAAGTCTAGCACCAGCAGGTCTAACTCCGCTAACATCCCACTTGGGTACTTGTCCCGAATAGAGGAGAGAGATAAGCTGACGTAGTGCACCTGCCCATCCTTGCTTGCTGTCGGCAACTTTAATTGTTGTTTCCGAGTCATGAAACTCCTCAGCCACTTCAGGAAGCTTTGATACATACTGTCTCTCCACGGAGTAACCTACTCCAGTACCGTTCATTAATATAAACATTATCTCGTCAAAGCAGCGCTGATCGATAATAGGTATTGCAGAACAGTTATAACCCGCAATATGATCACGCTCTAAGGCAGGACCAGCACTCATGAGGGCTCTCATAGAGGGCATCACATCCATGCTGTGGATGGCTTGGTACACCTCATCATAGGGGAACGCATCTGGGTAGCGTTTAGCCCAGAAGTCACAATAGCGAGCCACTGTTTCTTCCCATGTTTCCCTTCGGCCTAGGTCGTCGCGCCAGCGAGCGTACCTACTTTTGTGGATATACTTTCTGTAGTCATTCATTTTGTTTTCTTTTAATGTAGCAGGGCATGCAAACGCCCTTGTTTTTACGGTTGATCCAGCTATTGCACACTGGGCATTTGTGTCCCTGAGTTATTGCGGAAGTAATCCCCGCCGTCTTCCTCAGGGTCTCGGACATTTGAATGTTTTCTGGCGTACTCTCTAATTTCTTTTTCCGCATCTCTAGTTTCCTGAATACGTTGACGATATTTGTGCCCCTGACGCTCCCGGTCAATGTCATTCACGTACAAGATCCTCAAGACTGTCTTGGTTTTCTTCTATTGTTGATGAAAGAAGCTCTACGAGCATGTGGGTAGACAGACCCAAAATCTCACAGATCTCAACGACCGTGTAGCGAGCCGCAAGCAGCTCCTTAAGTTCAGCAAGGTTATGATAGTTCATAAGTTGTCATTCGTCAAGTTGTCAAACATAAACATGAAGTGCCTGTAGGCTTCCCCTGGTGTATGGCACATTGGGTAGATGTCATCTGTAATCCACGATCCTCCCTTAAACATGCTCCAGTCTCTGCCCCTAGAAGGCACCAGAGCGTGAGCTTCGTTGAACAGGGCCTGTAGATCAGCCCGTTTAACTGCTCTCCAATCCTCCTCTGTAAGGGAGTCTAACCCAAACACCTTGTTAATTGCAAGCTCATTGATGGCTTCTATACGTTTAAAGTCTGGCAGCCAGTGTTTCAACGGGCTTGGGATGTCTCCTAGGTAGGCCTCAGCAGCATCGTGCAGCAAGCCTGCTAGCTGAAGCCTCCTTGGTAGACGTTTGGCCACTGCCGCAGAATGCTCAGCCACTGAGTAAAACTGGGTGTGTCCACTGAACCTTGCCTTGTTACTCAGAGCCACTGCTATGTCATTTATGTCTATTTGCTCTGGTTTGGGATCTAAAAACTCGTAGAAGAGGCCGGACCACGTCTCGAGGTATTGCTCCATGTCACTTTGTCCCTTGCCAAGAGTACTCATCCATCCTGGTTTTAGAGCCTAGGAATGCTTCTTCTGGCATTTCATCCCAGCCATGAGCAACCCAACCATCACGTGGATAAGAGCCGTCAGCGTTTACTTGAGGCTTGTACTTCTGCTCCCACACTGGATCATACTCCTCACCAGCTAGCGTTGTAGGAAAATCAAAGTCTACCTCTTCTGGCATGGAGGAAACTTCTGATCCACAGGCAGCGTAGCCAGCAAGATCAACCCAAGAGTCTTCATGGTCTGGGCTGTTGCGCAAGCGTGCTATTTTGAGCAGGGCCATCATACAAGCTACGTCTGCTGAAGAAAAACTAAAGCTTAGCTCTGGGGAGGTGAGGTAACTAGACCACAGAGAAGCAATGCGGCTGAAGCTGTCTTCTGGCCCACCGTATTGGTCGGCTCGTGCTCCATTTACAATCGAGTTGGCTTTGTCTAGGGTTTCGGCTCTGGTGCTCATTTTACAGGGTCCTATTGAATATAGGTTAATTGGTGGAAGGGTTATGGTGAAAGTCATGATTTAACTGTACTTTTCTGCCAGATATCTCAGCGTTGGTATAATTAGGCTATTGTTTTGCATGTTCAATCCTATGGCAATTGGCACAAAGCATAATACATTTAGCCAGTTCAGCTGCTATCGTAGTTTGTTTGTACATAAACAACTTTGCAGGCGTCGTATCTTTGTCTTTTGGGTTCAGGTGATGAAATTCAAACACGGGGTCCGGATAAGTCTGTTTGCAGTGCTCACAGATACTTCCAAACTTTTTAACCCATAGTGATTTGCTGTCCCTACGACAGTTTGCGCGAGCTGCTGACCTAGCCAGTAATATTTCTGGATTCTCTGCTTTTGTCTTTAGATACCACTCCCTACTTTTAACCTTGTGGTAAGCTTTGTTTCTTTCTGGGTCTTTGCTTTCACGCGCTCTACAAGCTAAACTAGAACATTTCTTACATGATTTCCACAGCCTACCTGATGTGCGTACATAAAACGCGGACTCATCTTTGTGCTCTAAACAAGTTTTACATTCAATCATGATACTTACCTTTTAAGTACCTGAGCGAGATTGGCATTATCTCAAACTGGCCCGAAGGCTGTACATCGTGTAGCATAATAATGCCTCTGAAGTGAACATTACCTTGTGGGCCCAGGTAGTCTTCGTGGTGCGTGTAGCAGCTACCAACTATGAGAGATGTGAGACTAGCTCCGTCTGCTCTGTTGGCTGTTGCTATTTGCAGCCCTTGCTGGTGCCCAGCGATGCAGCTCATGTGTTTCTTACTAAGCTGAGAAGCCGCTGTGGTACATGGCCTGCCCATTACACCTGTGGTGAAATAGTGAGAGAAAGCTATACCTGAATGCACAAACACTTCTAGAAAAGGGTGGGTAATCCAACCAGAGGTGTCGCAATCATGGAGTCCTATTGTCCCGTCAAGCATTGGCTCATCGTTTGTAGCTCTGAGTATTCGCTGTTCGTGATTACCGAATAAGAAGTGCCTTTCAGGATTGTAAACCATCTTCTTCTTGTTTAGAGCCACCAAAGGAGCCTGCAACATCCTCATGCCCAGGTTGCCTGCCTCTATGTCAGCCTTGTAGCGACGACCTTCAAAGCTCTTCTTGCCCTTATCGTAGCTAGACAGGCTAGGCATGTCCCAATGGTCGCCTAGATGTACTATCATATCTGGCTTCTTCTCTACAATGTATTTTCCTATGTGCGTCAGGTGGGTCATGTCAACCCCAGGTTTACACTGCACATCTGGAATCACTAAGATTTTCTTGCTCATTTCTTGGTTCTTTCCTTGGTTTCTGAGAGACTTTTGATTTGATGACAGGGCTTGCAAAGCACTTGCAGGTTTTCCTTAGGACAGAAGAGCCTTTCAATGTAAACATCCCACGAGACAAAGCCTTCAACGGGACAGACGACTGCCAGAACATGATCAACTTGAACGTTAGTTGAAGAGAAGTCATTCTTGCACATAGCACACATGAAGTGTTGTGCAATTCTACCGCTAGCAACGTTTACCTTCTTCTCTGTCTTCGCTTCGTTAAGCACAGTATATATGTTTGGCCACTTGCGACTACCCGAGCGTAACACAGAAGTGATGAAGCTTCTAATACGACCCTCTGTCCACTCCACTGCTTTCTTAACAGGCTTCTTCTTGGGTGCAGACTTGTCTGCTACTGCTGTTGGTTTCTTTTTGGCGCTTGCCACATTTGCTCCTCAGCCCGTAGGCAATATAGAAGCTGGCCGTGCAGGAGCACTGTTGCTTCCCAGTCTTCTGTTGTGGTTTGGTAGATAGAGCAAACATGCTCATACATGTCGCTCTCCTCAGTCATCTCGTCTAGTGGGTCTTGCATTGCCTTGATAAACTTGGGACAAGAGGAGCGGAACTTACCATCGTACCCAGGAACATTGTCGCTAGCATCCCCCAGGATGATTTGCTTGTAGAAGATGCGCAGACCGTCTAGAGGTGTTGTTTGCTTAAACTCCTGGTTTACAAAGTTGTAATGATTACCTGGTATTTGCAGCAAGTCTTTGTCCAGCGAAACACAGACAGGTGACTCAGCATGGAGGGACGACATGCGTATACCGCACATGTCATCCACTTCCATCCCATTGACAATCTTTGCTCCCCATTCACACACCAAATATTCCCTACAGTCTTCTAGCCACATGGGGGACTCTTTACCTGTTCTGTTGGCTTTGTACGCTGGGTAGAGAGTCTTTCTAAAGTTGTCCTGTCCTGCTAGGTACATCTCGTAGGTCTTGGAGCCACAGGCATTAAACACATGGTTAATTGTGGCTTCTATGCGTGAGATTGCAGTTGTTAGTGGTTCCCTGTGTAGCTTGCTCTTGGTAGGCTCACAGCTTGCCGCCATCCTATGTGAGAGGTGATCGGAATCTATTATTAGGAGTGACATTTGCATTTCCTGGGAGTTTGTAATCAAACGACCTATTTACCATGTTGTGTGAGATATTGGTAAAGATATGACGAGAAGTTGTCTACAAACACTTCATCATGATCTATGTACCCCATCATAAACAAAATAGAGTGTACAAGCTCATGACAAAATGTTTGCTCTTTAACTTGCAAATCTAAAGATTTCTCTAGGTAAATGTGAGCATTTTGAGTGGTGCATTTACCAAGACTACTTGCTATTACCATAAGGTCAGTCTCAGAGACACACCACTTTAAAGCCCCAAAGAAAAACTTTGAGGAATTTTCATAATTAATAAGGCAAGTCGCCGTCGGTAGGTTCATCTTCTTCTTCAAAAGAGGTTGGAGCCTTATGCGAAACCTCAATACCAAACACGTAGTTTTCAAACTCTTTGGCAACAGCAACTACATCATCAGTTGTTACCAGTTCCTTGGCAGTTCCAACAATGGTGCTGTTCAGGAAGGTGAGAGCTGCTGTGATCGAGCTCTGCCTTACGATATAAACCTGGCGTTTAGCGCGCTCTTCTGGGGTCTCAAAGGTACTCTTGGCTGCTGGTGCACTAGCTGATGGAGCTGACCTTGCTGGAGCAGGAGCTGAGGCAGGAGCGCCTTCACCTGCTGGTGCGGCTGCTGTCCAGTCGTTAAAGCCTTTGTCATTCTTGACAACAGTGATTTCATACACCTCACCTTGTTGAGCGCCCTTGAGCAGCTTGGCTGTGTTGGCTGTAACAC